CCCACACCCCCTGGACGGACAAGACGATTACGACAACAAAGAAACGGAAAAGGAAGGTGGAGGACATGAGAGCTCATCAAGATCTTTGAGCCTCAAGGGAGCGCGCCCCCAGGCCTTGGCCCGGGAAAAGAGCTTTTCGCGCGCTCTTTCCATCCCCCGCCTATGCGCGAGAGCCAGCCTCCGGAAGAGGAGCTGGTTACCCCGGCGAGTCCCGGCCTCCCGACGTTCTGTCTCCTCCACTGTGGGGTAGAGGACGTCGGGCGACCAGCGACCGTAGAAGACCCAGGCCGAGAGGGGAGGGAGCCTAGCCTCGGGAGCGACGAAGTCAACGTCGTCCTCGGGGATGGGCCTCCTCTTTGGGACCCGAAGGGTGGAATGAGCCTGACCCCACTGCCTCATAAAACAGTCGAGGTAGTAGGGGGACTCAACACCCAGGGACCTTTGGAGAAGGCGTTCGGCCTCCCATCCGTTCTCGGTGAAGTAGTGGGCCTTCAAATAGGAAGCGATAAGAAGCTGCTTCCCTGTCGGGGCACGTGCGCGGCGGTAGGGGGAACCCTCAGGAGGGAGTGGGAATCCCAAACCCCCCAACCAGGGGGGGAGACACAGTGGGACTCCCGGGGGGACCTTTGCGAGCAGGGGGCCGAGGCGTTCTTCGGCCATAAATTGGTAGGCCCTGCCAGCGTTAGGGCAAGAGGAGAGAAAGTCTCTCAACATGAGAGACTCTGACTGGAGTTCGGCAAGGCCTGAAATCTTCGCCTTGTCGCCCCAGGCCTGGGCGGCACCGCTGGCCCCTCCCTTGACGGAGCCCCAGAGCATCCCCATTTGGATGATCTGGGACTTCCGTCCACGGAAGGGACCGGCGATGCGCAACCCCAGCCTTGAGGCCGTCGACCTGACGTCTTTGGAGGGTGTTTCTCTCCAGATTTGCCACATTTCAGAATTTATAGTGGCAATGTCAGGTGATCGGAAGTTCTTTCCGATCGACGGAATAAGCCCCATATAAGATGTGGTGGCTTTCCAGTCTTCATACTCCTCAGGTGTTGCCCTCATTAGAAGGTCGTCCCCATTCACGAGCATAGGCAGGGTGTTAAGGCTAAGCCGTCTTCCCGAAGTCTTTTCAAGACTTAGACGGCTCGCCGCCACGTTCATCAGACAGAGGACCGGGAATGAAATGGGAGAGCCCATGAGTTGGCCTCTCCTCTGCTCCCCCCGGTAGATAGGGGGGGAGCCCGGCTCCTCGACCTGGAAAAGATCATGTCCAGTAAGGGCCTTCAAAAGGATCCCTTTGTCCTCGAAAGGCACGCCAATTGAATCACAGGCGGCCTCGAGGCACAGATTGGACAGTTCCGGGTCAAAGTAGTCTGTCGCGGCGGTATAGTCACCTGAGAGGAACTCCCGTGAGTCCAGAGGATCACACTTCTGGAGAAATTCTGACATAATATCGTCAGTCACGGGGCCTCCCACTAGTTGGGTGACTGGGTGCCTGGAAAGTGGCGCCCATAAAGCCTTCTGCCATCGGGACGCGGTATAATAAATATCCGCCGCTCCTCGAGTTATAACTCGGACCTTGAAGGGCTCCACAAGCCCTACGGGGAGACAGGGGACGCGCCTATTATAAGAACGGCGCTTGATGTCCTCAGCCTGGGCCTTCCATTCGGAGGGATCGAAATGAGATCGTATCTCTGCGACCCTCCCGGCCCGTTCGACCATATAGATCAAGTGGTCGAACCCCAGGAAGGAGGAGTCAGACTCCTCCCTCTGACCCATAACAGACAGGGTCAGATGTCCGAAAGCCCCTCCTGTGTTGCGAGGGGACTCGAAGGAACTCTTGATGCTGGGTATCTTCTCAGCACACGGAGTGTCCCGTTGATGCTCACGGGCCGGTCCATAGATCTCCCGGACCGTCCTCCTGATAGCATCCTCCACCTCATCGCGAGAGAGCAGAACCCCCGAAGGTAAGGTGATCTCCTCAGGGGTCTCTGGGCTGGTAGTCAAGCGGACGATGGCCTCCTCGACTTGGTCGTTGACGAACTCGGGTCCTACCGGTAGGGCACCCGCCTTTGCCTGTAAGAGGGAGTATGCAAACTCCCTGGCAAGGCGTTGTGGCCTACTGGATCGAGCCCGGGTCCGCCAGAAGGCGTCGCATCCGGTCGTCAGCCCATAAGGGGGGACGAGGTCTTTAAGGTGGGGAGGCAAAGCCTCCATGAACACCGGGGATTTCGGGAGCTCCTCCTGGCGCCATTGCAGGGCCAGGAGTCTTCCGGTTTGCCACTTCAGATATTTCTCGAGGTGGCCCCTCATCCCCATATACCACCACAGGAGCTCATCATGGCACGAGAGAAGGAAGGTCCTACCGTACTGACGGTAGATGAAAGAATAGACCTTCCTCATCCTCTCGATCTGTGCCTGTGTCGAGTTCCTCCGTTCCTCGTCCCTCTTTTGCTGCTGTCTGCGGAAGAAATCATTGAACAATTTCCGCAGATCCAGCAGCGCTCTCTCAATATCCGTTCCAGTCGTGTCGTCGTCAACATCTGATCCGTCCAGGCCCCGGCGAATGCCGGGGTCTTCAGGGGAGATACCCTCTCCCCAACCCTGCTCCTCCTCCTCGTTGGAGGGGACACCAGTGAGCGTCCACCCCGTTGGCGTTGCGTCGTGGCCTTTTCGGCAGTGACGGGCGCCCGGGGCTCCGGTCTGACCTGGTGCTACCCCCTCCTTGGGAAGGAGAGCAACAGCGGGGGTGCCTTCCGACAGGACTGCCGGCACCTCAGCAGCCACCCCACAAGGGGGCAATGGACTCTTTGGAGTATCCATCTGCC